TGTTTCTGGCAGCGGAGAAAGCGATGAGCTTTTAACGATAACTTTGGCGTCTGCTCTGCCAAATTATGTTGATGCTGATGGCTATGCGTATTTGCTTGCCAAAACAGTTTTTCCAAGCAACGGCGCAGTGCAAGCGGTTCTTTATTGCGATTATGTTGAGGTTGAGTTTACTGTTGATGGCATAACTTGTGTGGACATTGTTAGTTTCCGCGATGATGATGAGGTGCGCATTAAACCCTTCTTGTGGCGAACTGAATTCATCGTGAAGTCATGGTATTTTGAAAATGTTTCAGCATTAATGGAGGGATGAAGAGAATGAGTATGCCATTTGGGGCGCATGAAGCAAAAATCTATTATGTGGAAGAAACAAGCTATGGAGAAACGCCTTCAAATCCTTCGATGCTTGGCTTAAAGGCGGAAAGCATAGAACCAGTTTTGAATCCAAGTTTGATTAAGGTTCGCGGAGTTGGAAGTAGGGATTTACAGGCGATTAGGAAAGGCTTGAGGGATGTCGGCGTAAAAGTTGTTTATCCATTGCCAAGCGATTCTCCAATAAACTTTCTACAGCACATAGCTACGCTAAACTCTTTGAGCATTGAAATATTTTATGAAAAGCCTTCTGGAATTGTTGACTTGCTTCTTAAAGGGTGCAGAATGGATAAGGCTGTTGTGGAATGCGGCATCGAAGATGTTGTTAAGGCAACCGTTGAACTTGTTGGACAAAATGTGGTTGTTGGAAATTCAAAGCTAAGTGGAGCCGCATACGCTGACTATGCTGGAGTTGTTCCATACTATGAAAGTTTTGTGCAACGCGGAGCAGGTGACGGGTCAGGCTTGACGGCAATAGAGCGCATAACAGACTGGAAATTCGCCATAGAAAACAACTTAAAACAAGTGCCCGTAATCCGCTCGACAAACGGTGAAATCCTCAAATATTTGCCAGCCCGCCACCGCAACTTAACTGGCGAGCTAATCTTCGAGTTTGAAAACAAACAAGAATACGATGACGTAGTAAACGACAGCGAATTCAGCTTAAAATTCGGTTTAGGCGGAACAAACAGCGCCATATTCAAATATTGCAAGTGGGAAAGCGTAAGCACTCCGACAAAAATCGAAGACCTCGTAAGCCTCAAAGCCTCTTTTGTTGCAAGGGATGTGGTGATAAGCTGATGCGAACAGAAACTGTTGTAATTGGCGAAGAGTTTGGCAAGGAATACGCTGGGCGCTATGTTTTTAGAGAAATTTCATGGGCTAAACGCAACCGCATAATCCAAAAATACACACGATACAGCCAGCAAACTGGGCAAGTTGTCTTAAGCGATTATGTGGCTATTCAAGCAGAAACCATAATGGCTTCGCTTAAGGAACAGCCGCCAAACAAGCCTATAACATTGGAGAAGCTGCTCAGCGAAGAAAACGGCGTTCCAATAGCTCTCGGCGAATTTTTCAGTCAAATTGTTAACCGCCTAAACAATGTTAGCCTTGAAGAAACAGCTTTTTTATCAGAGCCATCAGACGCCAAAAATCAAACCAAGTGCTTACAGAGTTCCGCCTCTGCAAAGAGTTCGGGTGGACACCAAAGCAGCTTGCAAAACAGCCAGCCAAGGCAATTCAACAGTTCATTGTCATCCTCAACGAGTTAGACCGTCAAATGGAGGAGGAAAAACGGAAGGCGGAGCGTGAAGCACGATGGCGGTAGAANTGATATGCGATTTGGAAGGTTTAGAGGAGTTTAAGGAAGCCTTGCAGCAGTTTGACTCGGCACTGCAGAAGCAAGTGGATGAGCANCTGGAAAGGTGGGCAATGGAAGTTAAAGAGTACGCTAAATCCTTGGCTCCTTTTAGAACTGGACACTTGCGAAGTTCAATTTACGCCAAAATAAACGATTGGGTTGCCGAAGTAGGCGCTGAAGCCACTTACGCTTTGTTTGTAGAGTTTGGCACACGCTACATGCAAGCCCACCCCTACCTTTACCCAGCCATACAGGAGCATTTGCCAATGCTTGAGCAGAGNATCTGCGAGGCTATTGATGAAGCCAAATTGGAGGCTGGCTTAGAATGAGCTTTAGGGAAATAGCCATAACAATTCGTGCTGTTAATCGTGCAAGCCACGAGTTTGCAAGGATTCAAACAGACGCTGAAGCCTTAAGCGTTCGCATAAAAAGCCTCGGCTCAGCCATTGCTGGTTTAGGCGCAACTGGCGTAGCCATTGGACACATAGCCAACCAGTTCGGCTTGTTAAATGATGAGCAGGCTCGGGTTTTCAACAGCGCCATGATGGTTATCAGCGTTTTAGGCATGTTTATGCGCACAAGCTGGGGCGTCGCCATAGCCCAAAAAGTTTATGCTGCTGCTTGCTGGATAGCCACCGCAGCCCAGAATGCTTTGAACATCAGCTATGCTACTTTTCTGGCTTTAACAGGCGTAGGCATAGCCGCTATTATTGGGGCTGCTGCAGCCATGGCTTATTTTGCCAGTCAAATGAATGCAGCCACAGATTCTGTGAAGGAATACAATGCTGCTGTTGCTGAAACGTCTACGCACACGCGTTCGATAACTCGCGCTGGAGAAGAGGAGTTTTACCGCAGAGGTGTTGAGAAATGAGCGTTGACATTCCAAAAGTCGCCATAGCCTTCGGCTCTTATGGGATTCCGCAAGGCGACGTTATCCAGTGCCGTGTGCATCTGGGCTGCACAAAAGAGGTTAGCAGCTTCGAAGTGTTGTTGCATAATTGGAATAAAAAGTATAGCCCAAGCGGTTCTTATCCGCTTAATGTTGGAATGGATGGAAGCATAAGCATTGGAAGAGGCGCAAACTNTCCACAAATAATGACTTGCCGTGTTGAAAGCGTCAAATATGAATCCACGCCAACAGAAAACTATGTGCGTGTTAGTGGGCGATGCTGGGGAGAACGCCTCTTTCGAAGAGTTTTCACAAGCACCTTTGAAAACATGAAGGGGGAAGACATAGTGAAACATCTGCTCGATTACTATGTTGGTTTAAGCCATAATCGCAGCGGAACAGAACTTGTTGAAAACACTGATACAACATACACGAAACTGGAATATGAAAACACGCCAGTATTCGACATCCTCAAAGACATAGCGGAGTCGGCAGACAAACAAGGCGTTATAGGCTTTGATTTCCGCATAGCGCCGGACGGCAAATTCGAGTTTTTCCCACGCTTAAGCAAAACATCCGCTGTAAGCCTAAGCGAGAAAATCGAGGAAAGCGAATACCGAAAGGACATTCATAGCATTCGCAACAAAATCACCATTTACGGTGTTGCTGATAAAAGTGTGCCGAGCGATAAAGATGCTTGGACTGAAAGCCTAACGCCAGCGGATGGCAGTTGGAGTGCTGCTGCAGGTGAGGTAAGTTTTGACACTGGAAACAAGGTTAAGGGCAGCGGAAGCATCAAAACTTATGGTGCAAGTCAGTATTGGATAGGCTGCATTTTTACATTAAACAGCGGCAAAGAGGTTAACGCAAACCTCTACCCACTATTAAGCTTCTGGGCGTATCGTGAAGCAGCCTTTGACGGAAACTTAATTGTTATACTTTATGACACTTCAGGCAAGACTGCAAGCCACACCTTTCCAGTTGGACCCGACAAGTGGACTCAAATGCAAGTTAAGGCTGGCGTAGAAAACGCGGATTTGTGGAATGTTGAGAGCGGTTTTGATTGGACACAAATAAAGAAATTGCGCTTCGACTGTTGGTTTACTGGTGTTGGCACTGGCAGCTTCTGGGTTGACGGCTTATTCTTCGGCGGACGCCGATACTCTAGCACACAAGAAGACGCTAACAGCCAAAGCGCTTATGGCTTAAGGGAATTAGCCGATACAGATGAGGAGCTTTACAGCGACAACGAATGCGCCTTGCGAGCCAAAGCCTTACTTAACCATTACAAAGACCTAACGGAATATTTGACCGTAAAGAGCGCAGTCATAGATTATGGCAACACGCCGCTTTTGGCAGGCGACAAAATTCATGTGGCATTGCTAAACGAGAACATAGATGCAGACTTCCGCATAGAAACTGTAGAATACAATGTTGACGCAAAAATGCAAACATTAGAAATCACCTGGAGCTTGGACGTGAGCAGCCCCTTTTAGCAGATTATCTTTATGCCCTAAAAAGCAAGACAGACCACATTAGCAGACACAAAATTGCGAGGTTACTGTAAAATGAGCAGCAGTGTTCCCTATGGACGTTACGAAGAAGCGTACAGAGCGATTCACAGTGCCTTAAGCGGAATTATGGCTCCGCCTACGGGAAGGAAGATAACAAGGCTAATTTTCATATGGAACGCTGATGGTACAATAGCCGCTTTAAAAGCCTATGATGGCGATGATGAGATTTTCGCACTCACTTTCGCATGGAACACAGATGGCACTTTAAAGGAGGTTAACCGCTCAAATGCCTGACAAAGCCCTGGTCATCCGAGACGACAAAGAAAAGTTTAAGGACATCGGCGATGTCTTAGCCATAGCCCGAGCTGAAGGCAAAAAACTCTTTAAGACGCATGAGAACGTTTTGGTTGTCCGCGTTTATTATGATGGTGAGGTTGGTTGGGTAGCGGTTGTTCGCTACCCTAAAGCTGATGCTGGCTGTTCAAATCTTGCTGGTGTAAGCGGGGGAGAAAAGTTGAGAAATGGGTTTGAAAAATAGAGTTGGCGTAACGGTTGGAATGAGCAGGCGCATTGAAATATGGCGAAAGGGTGAACTGATAGATGTAGATGAAAGCGACATAAGCTTGGATTTGGTGGTTGACGGCGGGTTAAATGCTTTATGCGGGCAAGCCTTTGATGGCGGCGGTTCTCGTCCAGCAGTTTTCAATTATGTAGCCATCGGCACTGATGGAACTGCACCTTCATCTTCACAGACCGCTCTGCTTGCAGAAGTCATGCGAGTCCAAGGAACATACAGCAAAGACCCAAGTGTCGGCGAGTGCAGCATGGATGCCACATTTAACATAACAAGCGCTTATGCCTTGCAAGAATGTGGTTTATTCAACGCCTCTTCTGGCGGGACAATGTATTGCAGAGACACATACACAACCAAAAATGTTCAGAATGGCGACACGGTTAAAGTTTACTATACGCCGAAGTTCCAGAGACCAGCGTAAGCGGGTGAATCTGAATGGCTGTTGGAGATGTAGTGTCAGACATTCAAAGTATTGCTGCAGGCAGTTACTTGGATATTCAACCAGGTGCAGGTGTAGAATGGGTTATTCACAACATTTACCACGAAAGCGACGTTCAATTGGAGTTTTACGATGGAACAAATAGCCTAATTTTCGACACGGATGCTGGTGCTGGAGTTTATGCGAAATATGCTTTCCATGTGACTAACGCGAGAAGAATTAGAGTTAAAAATACGGCTGCGTCAGCGAAGCTTATAGGTTATGATGGAATTGTCTCCAAGTCTACTTAAGGTGTGCAAACGAAATGACAAGACTGTCGCCTTTATTTACAAGCCTCAAAACTTTGAATATTACCTATCAGACTCCGCAGGAAACGCTTTTAGGCACGCCTTTAACTTTGCCGACAAGTGAGCCGACGGATCCGCAGGTGGCTTACACTGTTCAGGAAAGCGACCTTCCAACATTCAATGTTCAGCCTTTCAGTAAGGTTTGGCTTGCCCGTGTGTTGGCTGGCGGTCAATTTGTAACNGCTGGGACGCTTTACTGGAAAATGTTGAAAAACGGTCAGAGCGTTGCAAGCGGTAACAATGCTGTAAGCGCTAACTATTGGTGGAGTTGCACTGGAGCCTTTTTTGATGTGCAGGTTGGCGATGTTTTAGCCCTCAAACTTTGGAGTTCAGTTGGCGACAGTAAACTTGATAGATATGCTTTTGCTGTTCACGTTTCACGAATTAAACTGTTTAAAACGCTATGGCATAAGGATGTAACAATAGTGTGCTCGGGAAGTTCAACATTTCAAAACTTTAACGCAGGGAGTTTTGGCGCAAGCGGCTACACTTACGTGTATAATGGACATTCTGGAATTTATTACGGT